CCGAACGCGCCCGTAATCAATCCTGTAATTGCTCCTGCTGCTAGTCCCGCTCCCAACGCACGGTCGTGACGTTCTTCGGGAGTGATGTCTTTATTGTTTTCCAGCTGTAGATACACACCTGCATAGGTAGCACCAGCAGAACGGTTGAACGCAGGAATTGCCATCGCCGAAGTGACCCCGACCTTTTTAGCCATCTGGCTATTGAATCCGTTGATAGCCGCCATCGATCCTTTTGTGCCAGCTTCTTTAACCGATTCTTTAATCAAGCCAGCAGCAGCGATGCGAGATGCTGCTCCTTCTACTGTCTCATTTGGTAGCTGGCGGAACGCCCCACTAACCAAACCTTTAACCAATCCCTTAGCGGTAAGTCTGGCTCCCTGTTTTGCAGCGAGATATGCAGCACCTCCTGTCCCGAAAGCTGGAGCGGTTGCCGTAGCTAGAAGCGTCGTAGCTGCCATGTCAACGATCATTGGAGCAATCGTCTCTGAGAGATCTTGACCCATGCCATACTCACGTCCGAACATACGTGCAACCTCACGTCGATTCTGCCTCTCTTTGATGTTGCCCACCATGTAATCACGCGCCCAATCAGCACCCATTATCGCTGGCACGGCGGATAACAGTTCCCCAAAACCGTCAAGAATGGATTCTTTGATGCCGCCTACGCGGCTTGTAAGCTCGCTGAAGTTATCTGGATTAGATACAAATTGCTGAAGAGTATCCGAGTCTTTACTCCCGCTGGCACGCCCGCTCTGTAATGCGTTAAGCCAGTCACTTGAAATCGTAGATTCTGTTAGGATTTTGTTGTAGCTATCAAACGAGTTTGCTGCGGATATTTCACGCTGTGCGTTCAGAGCAGTCCTTTGGCTTTCCGTAATCTCAGGATGCGCTGCTAGAGCTTTATCAAACAGTGGCTTGTTCAGCATCAGTGCTGGAGAAACAAATGGCGTGCCATAACCGACGTTGCGGACGTTGCGACCCACGTCTTCATCTTCATAGAATTTAAATTTGTTCTGGTCGTTCGCCGAATAGTAAGCCAGTTGAGTAAGAGCTTTATCAACTTCTTCGTCACTAAACGTATGACCTGATTTAAGGTTGGCGTTGAGGGAACGCCGTACAGCGGAGATGTCAGGCTTCTGAGCATCAAAGATTTCTCTATCGTTCTCATCAGCCCATGCGAGAGATGTTCCAAAAGAGTCAACAACTTTAGCCGTCTGCGCATCGTTCTTAACAAGCTCGCCAATCATAGCGGCAGCTTCGTTATAACGTGCCACTTTATATAGCGGAGCTTTGTACCCTAACGGAGTGCTGAGTAGCGACTGCACGTTCAGAGCGTCTGAGAAACCAACGCCTCCTGTTTTACTGGAGCGGATAGCTTCGGAAAGGTTCATCGAATCCATCATCGATCCAGCGATGATTTCTTGCTCGCCGTCTTCGTTAGTTACTCTAGCAAGTGGTAGTTCTCCGTTAAGTACTTTGATACGTTTTGCAGTATCAAATCCTTTTAGGGCAGCTTCTTCGGCTTCTTGTCTGTAACGGTCACGCGAAGGGATTAAGTCGGGAGCGAGATTATCAAGATCTTTATGGACGGATTTGAAAGTCAAGTAACGATTTGCAGCCGCCCATTCAGGATCACTGGTATCCATCGCGTCTGCCATCATCAAGAGCTTCGTGTCAAGATCTGGCTCTTTAGTCGTAAACAAAGAGTCTACTTCCTCTTGGTTAGTTGGATCAATCAATCCAGCTTCAGCGGCTTTGTCTCTGGTTGCAGTGTTGATCTCGTTTGCAACGGTGCTATTGTAAGAATTTGATTTGATATATTCTCCGCGAACATAGTCAGCGTATCCTTTCCTATTCTCGATAGCGTCTCCCGAATTATTTTGCGGCTCCCAATCTTTAAACGAAGTAAAGTCAGGCGTTTTGAGTAAGTCTTCAAGCTCTGGCATAGCAGAAACAGTTTAGTTGTTAGTGGTGTTATTTAAATTTATCCGCGATTCCCGATGTTGGTATTCCTACCAGTCTTCTAATTGCTCCAGTTGTGGAGCGGTAAGCGTTACGGTACAGTTGTTCCGATGTATATTTTGATAGATCAGCATCTTCAATCATAGGATTTTGTGTTCGGATGATCTCTTCTAACTGAACTTTATCTTCTGGCTTAAACGTAAATGGAGCGGCTTGTGGCATTCCGTTCTTAGGAACAGGAGCGTTCGACGATCCGTCTTTGAGAGAACCGATTGAGAAACCTTCATCTTCTTTTGCTGCAGCCATTTGATCTAACTGTGCGAGATTCCGATTAAGAAATGCGAGTTGTCCCGTCATCTGTTGTGTTCTGAGTTTCTCTTGCTCTTCCCGTAGACTCAGATCGCTCTTGTACTTAGCACTAGATCTAGCAGATTCCTCTTGCTGCTGGTTGATAGCGGTGGCAGCGTCGTAGTACTGTCTGCCAGTACCTTCAGAGACATCGCCGCCGAATACGCCTTTAACGGCTTCAGGCAGTCCTTGTGTTGCGAGCGCGTAACCCAATGCCGTCTTCTGTTTCTCCGTCTCGTCTTTGTTCCTAAGCGTATCTTCAGCAGAAGAAACGAGATTGACGAGACTCTTGTTGCGAGTGAGGCGACCAGAGTTCTCCATCTTATACTGACCCACAGCTGAAAGTTTTTCAAAGCTGTTCTTACTTGGATCGTTAACGATTCCAGTAATTATTTGAAGATCGTTTGGCAACGTCTCTAACGCTTCACGCTGCGCTTTGGCTTCGTCGGCGGCATTCATCAATTCAAGCTGTTGACGCTTAAACAAAATTTGCTGGGACTGCGCCTTGAGCATATCCTCTTGAGTCTTGATTTGAGATTGGACGTAAGGGTCTACTTCCGCAGTGTACTTGCTCGTCAAGTAACTGGCAGCACCAGTGGTCAGACCTCTACTTGCCGCCACATCTGAAAAGAAATTGCCCTTCATCGGAGCAATAGAAGAATCGTAGGAGAACTCAGGCATTGGGGGGGTTAGTGTACTTAGTGGAGTCGAACTTACCTAAATCAAGATCTTTATTCTGTTGATCAAGTATTCTATTTAAGGTGTCGCGCTGTTTCTTTTTAAAATCAGCATCAGCTGCTGCTTCGGTCACAGCCGCTTGTTTGCTTTGTTCCCTAAGTTCAATGAATGATTGGCTCTTAATCGAAGGCTCACCGCTTACTTTTGCAGCGGCTCCCATAGCTCCAAACTGATTTGCCGCCTGTGTAAGGCCCATCCTTCCAAGCTTACGAGCCATACGAAAAGCTTTTCCCGATTCAGATTCAAGACTGCGCGGAGGCGCACTCAACAGACTAGTCGCTCCCGTAGGCGAATTCTGCATCTTATCGTAACGATCTAGTAAACGGGTTACGGGTTGGGTTCCGATTGGAGCTGGCTTATCTTCAACGCCACTGTATCGGTTAAATTTATTTCTAACTTGATTCTCACTTAATCCAATGCCCGCTCCTTCTGCTGCCAACTCTTTTGCAGTTTCTTGTGGAGTCATAAGTGACGTATCGTGATTTGTCGTTGCAAATAATTTAATCTTTGCGTCCAGATCTTTCCGCTTTTGCAGTTCAGCATTATCTTTTGGAGCTACGTAAGTCGAAGGAAGTGCCATTCGCAGAATTTACTGCAACAACCTTACTTTGTCAATACTGTATCGTTTTGTTGGAAATGTATTTACATTGTGAGTAACCTTTAAATTTTCCCTTTAATATAAACTTTATTATTAACTGGAGTTACATTGATTCTCAAGAAGCAATGTAACTCCGACTAACGTAGGAGTTTATAATAGGGGTATGAAATGCCAGTTTACTCACATTGTAAATACACCATCTTGCAAATAGCGAATTGCAAGATTAGTCGTAGATAACGGATTCGTCGTTTGCCAAAGCGTTGCGGAGCGAAGCAATAGTCGGACGCTGCATCCTGCTTCCGTTATCTTTTTTCTCGAAAGGCTCCACGGCAACCATGCCATGACGCTGTCGCGCTAAGTCGAGACAGAGGAACGCGGCATCCGCTAAGTCGGGAGATCTTCCAAACTTCGATTTGAATTCGATTTTCGATTCGATTTTGACGCGCAGCGACGTTCCTTTGACCAGCTCATAGTTTCTAGCACAGATCTCTTTGGCAAGATCGACATTGATTCCAAACAACTGCTTCGTTCTGATAAGTTCCTTACCGACGAACCAGAGTTCGGATACACGATTTATGTACAGCTCCTCTCCCGTAAGCTGGCTGTTGGCACTCACACGCCTGTCAGACGCTCTGCCGCCGAAGCTGACCCGCAAGAAGGCGGGTGACCACTCTCCCGCCAGAACGTCGCAGAAGGGCGCACCTGCTCCCGTACTGTCCACCGCGATGTTATCGGGCAGAATGCCGCGCTTGAGGCAGTGTTCTTTGATTTGTTGTACAATCTGATACGTTCTTGGAATAGCCTTATTCCTAGCGTCATCGTTCAAGTGGATGGCTTCGCCCAATTCCGTGACAAAATGCCCGTCCTTATTGTATCCGACAAGTCCTGTATAAAGAATCGTTCGGTCACCACCGTTGGTGAACGCAGGATCGATCCCAGCAATCGGAGTCGGTCTTCCCTGCCACTCAACTTTGTGAAATGCCTGACTGCGCGACAACTCCGCTTCGGAGTAAATCCCTTCTGTCTCTTCCGAATCGAAGAAAACGGCGCGAACCATCCGCATATATCCACGCGATGTCTCTCCCAATAAGGCTCTGTCTTCCGCCAGCTTCTCTTCTGTAGGAAGCCAAGAGTACAGTGTTTTACCAGCCAGAATGTTCGGAGAACGCTCGCCGTCCAATCGAATGTATTTGCCTCCCCATTTCGTTTCCCACTCATCATCTACTTGGACATCGATGCCGTCCCAACCTCTTTTCGGTTCTGACCATACTCCAAATGCGTCGAATCGACTATTCGGATTGGACATCCCGATCATCTGGAACTCTGGATTCTTAGACAAGTTAGATAGTCCTGCATTCAGAATGGCTTCGCTTAGTTCAGAAAGCTCGTCTCCAATAAGTATGACCCGCTTCTGCTTGATACCAATGAACTTGCCGATGGCTTCGCGTGTCTTACTCCGCTCCGCTGCAATCAACGAAAGACCAGCCTTCTCGATCAAGTCACCGTTCTCATTGATGTAAGCGACGTTACCAATGGAATCCCGAATCCTGATGGGTGCGTCCTCAAGCACCGTCAGCAAGCTGATCACGGAACCCCATATCCGTTTACGCGCTTCGCGTAGCGTTGTGGACGTTAAGAGCACCAGAGTGTCACGCGGTTGTGCTAAGAAGTTCACAATGCCCCAAGCAGCCATCGTATGCGATTTTCCGCTGGATGCCGATCCTCCGATGGCGAGATACTTATTCCGTATCGCTGCTTTAATCATCCGATCTGCCCACGGATGACGAACCATCAGCTGTTCTGCCATGTCAGGGCGATTCCAAAGCTCGTCACAGATGCGCCAGAAATAATATTCTTTAGCAATAGGCTTTGTATGGTTCGCGAAACCGTACAGCAACGCCGTGATTAAACTCGTCGGTCTGATCTCCAGACCTCCGACATCCATCTTTTTTGTTGTAGGATTGATTCTAGGTTCCAGAACATTTTTTGTTTGCATCAGATTATTTTCAATTATTTGATTATTTTTCTTGTAAAGAATTACATTGTAATTATATCTGATCCCATCTTGAGCAGCAACCCTAAAGAAAACAAACCGAAACGATCCAATCAGGCTAAATCTGTTGAGCTAAAGAAACGTGCGTTGCAAATGTATAAGGACAAATACAAGCAGACGATCATAGCACGCGATCTTGGAGTCCATCTCAACACAGTAGGAGTATGGATCAAGCAAGCAGGGTTGAAGGATGTTCCGATTGCTTCGATGATTCCTAAAGATGCAGCGGGCATGGAGTTCTCCGAAATGCATGATGATGTCTTTGAAGGAAACCCTAATGATCTTACGCACGAAGCGTTAAGGATATTGAAGCACGATGCCGCTCTGGCAGAAGAGAAAGACATTCTTGACATAGCTGAATCGCAAGCCAGTCCAGCGGATAAGTACCAGCACTACATCGCAGCGGCATCGATCAAGCTGTTGCGCGACTCGATGAGCCATCTGCGCGGACCGAGATCTGTCCGTGAACTATCCGAACTCGACCAACTAATCCGACGTAATTTAGGACTCAACTCTAAAAGCTCTGGCGGAACTAGCAATATGCACATCGACATATCCATTCTTAATAATTCAGCCGCCAATAAGAGCGACGGAATTGTTAGAAAGAAAACAACAATAATTGACATCCAACCTGAATCAGAAGAATGATTGAACTATTCTCAAAACGCTTGCGGTTTACAGCTAAAATAGCTATTCAAAATCCGCAAGTAATTTACCAAAAGAAACATGAGAACTCTGATGAAATCTCATACTACGCAGATACAGTTATCGGAGAGTTCTATCGGATAATCCCCACATCGGCGCGAGAAATTGATTTTTTTTCCCGATGCAAGAAGTACAGTGAAATATTTGCCCCATCCATTGGGAATGGTTTGATTGTAAGATGTGATGTTATCGACTCAATTGATCCTCCAGCAAAGAATCTAAAGTGATCATCGGCATCGACAACGGACTCGACGGCGGACTCTGTGCGATCTCAAAGCACAACGGATCGATCATCGAGAAGTTGGCGATGCCTACTTTCCAACGAGCAGGAAAGCGGGAAGTGGATTCAAAA